GGAACTGTACGTCCACCTTTTTGTTTTGTACCGACAGCAGTATAGCCGTCCCAACAGGCCTTCTTCAGGTCACCGGTTGGTTTCTTAACTTCGTTTAAATATTCTTGAAATGTTTTCATATGTTTCTTAATATCTCTGCGACATTCATATCTAGTGGTAAATCGGATGATAATATAGTTTTTCCATTGATACCATAAACAAAATCAGGCATAATATCAAGATAGTCTAAAAAAGTTTTTAGAATATCATAATCACGTTCATCAGTCTTATAGAACAATATTCTTGCCGTTGCTTCCGGACCAAAAACATTATTCAATAAAATGATATGGTTCATTATTAATCGTTCTTTGAGGGATTTTGTTATCTTATATCTACGAAACAATCTTTTCAGATATTTCGTTCTTTTGATATCTCCCTCAAATTCCGACATAATACAATGTGGTGATGTATAGCATTTCATAGCATACAACATAAAATTTTCTTCATTCAAATCATCAAACATATTAAAGAGGGGCCGAAGCCCCTTTTATTAGGTTACAGTAATAACTGCGTTTGCGGATGTTGCTGATACACCTTGGTCTGCGGCAGTAACGACAACACGATACTTCGTTGCGTTGTTTGCTGTAGTTCCAGGTCTTGCATACAATACTGAACTTGTTGCGCCGCTGTATTGCATTGGTACTGTGTTTGCAGGAATGTTTGCCCACGCTGAACCAGAGTTGTACTGCCACTGATATGTTAGTGTTGCAGATGTGTTTCCAACCAAACTTGGTGTTACGCTGAAGGTTGCAACGTTAGCATAGTATGTAGCATTTGCAAGAACAGCAGCATCAGCTGGTCCACTCAATGTGATAGAAACGTTTGCATATTGTTGTGCGTCACCGTCACCAGTAACTCCACTCAAAGCAACCAAAACTTCATTTTGAACACGTCCGGCACGGCCACCAGAACCTGTAGTTCTTAGTACCCAACCAGTGTGTTGGGCATGAGTTACTAATGATTCCTGTGCATCAACAGCAAACAAACCAATGGTTTGACCTGTTGTATATACATCAGCTGTTGTATTACCATATAGTAATGCAACGTTTGCTGCGGTAGGTGCAGCTGCAACTGCTTTTACGTCAGCTGCATTGACTATTGTTGAGTTAACTGCCCAATATGGTGCGTTAGCTGCGTTGTCGTTATTTCCCCAAGATGACATTTTATTCTCCTTTTAACCGAGGGTTATCTTTGTATTTATCTTTTTCCAGAAATTGGTTTACGCATCTTCATCATAGGGTCGATTTCGATGGTATCTCTCTTTTCACCAGTCATGGTGGTACCGCCTGTTAATACCGCTGCGGCTTGTGGTTCTTCTAAACCAGTACTTATCTTTTGCATTTTTGGTTTTTTACCAGAAGATGCAACAGATTTATCTTCCTTTTCGTGGTCATAAATCTCCTCTTTCATACCCTTCTTTTTATAAAGGTTTTTAATGATTCGAGCAGACTTAGACATTTGAATTAACTTTTTATTCTTTGGTTGTTCAACATCATCAGGACTATTTGCACCGTCATTAGGCATTGATGATGCGGCCATTGGATCCTGAAAGTTTTCATTCTTTGGTGTTCCGTCAGCCTTCTTATGTGACTTGTAACCTTTGTTCTTCATTGACCATGCGAGCGCATAAGGATTATCAATATCCTTATGTTTTTTCATGGCCTTGACGGTACCCTCAAATCCTGGAGGTGCAACCTCTGAAACAGTTTCTTCCTTGTTCAAAGACTTCTTAATGCTGGCAGTTGTCTTATCAATCTGTTTACCAGTAGCCTTCATAATGTTAGACCAGCGGTTTGTAGATTTTCTATATTCACCTTTTGCTGACAAATCATCAGCTGACTTCTTGGCCTTCTCTTTGTAACTATCCAAAGTTGCACTGCTGATTTCAGAAATAACACTAGTGTCTTCCGGATGTTCAACAGAATCGCCAGTCCATTTTTTACCACCTTCATAATCTTTGCTTGCACCAGACATTGTTTTGTTTCGTAAAGATTCTGCATCTTCAGGATGACGACTCATGTGTTTTTCTTTGGCTTTCATAAAAATACCATGAGCTCTTGTTGACTTAGAAACCATTTCTTTTTTCTTTGAAGCGTCTGGTTCTGAACGAGATTTATCATACAGTTCATGACTTCTTTTTAAAAGTTTATTGGCTCTTTCACCATATTCAGGAAAAGATTCACCTAAAGATTCAGCTTCTTCTTTGACAATCTTGCCATATTGGTTCATTGTCAATGTTCCCTTACCACGGATAGAAATCAATCTTTCTACCATTTTGTGTAGTAATACGTCTGATTTCAATTCTTCACGAGCAAATTCTAACACACGAATCAATAAAGGAATGTCAAAAACAATTGTATCTTTCCTGTCTACAGCTTCAGACATGTGGTCTCTTTTCCATTTTAGGAATTGACCCATCTTGGAATGTGCAACCTTCTGGTCTTTAGAAACGTGTTTCGGATTGATACCTCTAGAGGTCAAATATTGATCCAAAGCAGCATCTTCCGCAATATTTGCTTTTGCGGACCATGGATCCCAAGGATTGGTTCCAAAAGAAGGCTTTTCTGCACCCCCCCTTTTAACTATAGATTTTAATGTTTGTGCTTTGCTCATTATTGTGCCTTATTTGTTCATCATTTCTTTTTGAACTCTATTTAAAGATTTTTTAGCCAAGTACCTTGCGTGGTTCAATGGCTTCAAATCATGTGTATCATTAATACTAGAGACAAAAGGTCCGTCTTCCTGACTGGTTGGTCCTTTTGCCTCATTTACTTTTTTTCGTCTGTTTCCTGTTCTGGTTTATCTTTCTGTTTAGAACCACCATAACGTGAACCTTGTTTTACACCTGAACCGCCATTTGGTTGTGGTTCTGGTTTCTTTTTCCAGTCAAATGCATTTTCTCTGAATTGCTTCAAAGTTTTTTGGGTTGAAACTTCAACTTCTTCTTTTTTTGGTTCTGGTTTTTTACCAGTTACTGGTGCACCAGCTCTTTTCTGTAGTGCTTTAAGTTGGTCTTCATCTGAACCACCAGTCAAAGCTTTGAAAGCTTTCTTGGCAATATCTTTAAGACCTTCTTCAACGGTTTCAACTTCTTCTTTTTTAACTGCTTTCTTTTCACCACGAAGAATTTTGAAATCGTGTGCATCAACTTTATTGTTCTTATTTTTATCAATTTCGTGTTGATTACCTTTTAAAGCTTCTTGCTGTAAAATTTCTTTTACCGCATCAGCAAGTGCATCGTTCTTTTTTAAGTCTATCATGTTACTCTCCTTTAATGTTTTTTGCAGCTGCAGCCATAGTCTCACCTTTTGCTTGTGCGGCGCCACCATGACCGAAATGTTTTTCTTTTTGTGCTTGGTCACCATACTCTTTAGCTTTGTCCATCAAGTGTGCCTTTTGACGTTTGATTTCCTGAGCATCGTGGTGTTCAGTTTCTTTTGTGGATTCTTTTACGAATTCTGTGAATTTTTTCATTTCTTTTTCTTCTTTAGAGAATTCTTTAGAGAACTTGAACCAAACTTGTCTCTTGGATTTTCCATAGGTTCCTTATTTGTTGCACCACCCAAAACACCACTAACACCCATTTCGGTATCAGCTGGATTATTGTAAGACTCTCTATATGTTACATCGCCTAGACCAGACATAGGGTATACTGTTCCCTGTTGGCGTGTATCAAATTCTGGACCAACTGTTGTAATATTTCTCATACGTTGATTGACAGTTGGTGCATCAGTAAAACGATTACGCTTTACTTTTTCTTTGTCCTTGGAGAAGTTGTTTTCTTTGGGGATTGGGTTGACTTTGAGGCTGGGGCTTTCTTCGGTGTAGGTTCTGAAGGTGTATCCGCCACGTTTTTTGTTTCCGTCCCACTTGATGTTGTCGGCGTTACTGTCTCCTGCACGATTATCTGGGAGTTCACTTCCTGGACCTTCTGCTCTTGGACCGGTTCCGGTGTTGAGACTTGGACTTCCACTGGTGCCGCTGGTGCGCTTGGTTTTGTAACTTTCAAAAAATCTAGAATTTTTCTTAACATTTTCATTTTCCTTAAATAATGATGTGATACTAATTTTACCACGACTTTCCAACCAAGAGAACGCAATTTCATTGTAATTTTTGTCCTCGATGAACCTATTTATTTCTCCGTAAGTGTCAGTAATATCCTCTTGAATTTCTTCGAAAGTGGAACTATTATTGAAATTTATAAAATTGGAAAAATTCTGGCGATATGCTTCTTTTGAAGTTTGTGCAAGTTGCCACTTATCATATCTGATTGATTCGGAAATTGATTTGTTCAACTTCTCATTACGTTCTTTACTGGCTTCGTTGGTTGTATCAACAAACACCATAGCGGTTTCATAACCAAATTCTTCTAGTTCTTCTCTAATGGTAATCATTCTTGTGTGGTCGTCAGCAGGACCATTGATGATTAGTGGACCACGGTTGCGAATTGCTTCTCTACGGTAGTCATTTGTTTTTTCAGACAACTTTTGTTTGTCCATCAATAAGTCAAATGCTTGCACAGAATTTAACTCGACTGCTTTTGATTCTGCAATCGCTTCACGGATGATAATGTCTTTACCTGAACCAGGTCCGCCAGTCACAAAGATGGCTTTAAACAGACCACGGTTGAAATCTTCATTCAATCCCATGCCTTTACGAACATCACGAAACAATGCTCTAGCGTGATTATCTGGAACGTGTGATGGAACACCTTGGCGAAAAGAATTGAAATCTCCACTCTTTGCATGTTCACGCATTTTGGATGCTGACATACCTTCTGCACCTTCGGCATCTGGATCACGTTGACCAGCAGACTTCACTTCAATCTTTTTGAAGTTGAATAATTTACCTGGACCTTCACCATTATATTGATTTAACTTTTGTTCATATTCTGGAATACGGTCTGAACCAGCAACCATCACCAAGTGGTCATGTCCAGCCGCATGTAGTGCAGCTGCATGTTGTAAGAATGTTGGTTTCTCTTTACTTGAACCAGTTATGTTCGCACCTGGAAAGAATCTCTTTGCGTGTTTAATTTTACTTGCAAGTTCCAATGGATTCTTCTTTGCATCCATAGAATGTGACACAATAATGTGGTGTGGTGCTTTATAATCTTTGGCTAACTGTGTGACTCTATTGACCAGTTTTTCGTGACCAATAGTTGGTGGGTTCATTCGACCAAATGCCATAACCACAGGTGTGTGGGTCTGTGCATCTTCGTGTAATTTTTCTAAAAACTTTTTCATATGTTTCTTATTCCAGCAAAATTTCTACGTGAGAATTCCGCACGATTAACGAATTTATCAGATTCTTTGCCGTGATGGAAAACATATCCTTCAGGATTCGCAGATTCGCCGCCATGTGTGTGTTGGAATTCTTGGTGTTGATTCATAACACCAATGAGTGTATCTTTAGCTGCCTGCAAGTGACCATGCATTTTGAAAAGATTGTTGTAGTGTTTCTTGTTTCGTTCAATCTTACCTAACTCATCTTTTAGGTCTGCTTGTTTGGCTTTCTTATTCTTCTCGACTTTGAGTTTGTCAATGTCTTTGTTCTTTTTGGTTTCTAACCAATTCTTAAAGTTCTTGTGATTTGCTTCTTCGCCTGTGCGAACAGTATGATTCATATATGTCTCTAAGGCGCCGCCGATGCCGTGGTGTGCGCTTGAACCAGCATACATATCATCACCATGTGTATCATGGACTGCTTGTGCATCTGCAATATGTTTACTGAATTTCTTTTGTTCTTCCGGACTAAAATGTACTTTTGATGTGTCCATTCTTGGATCGACAGAGAATACATCTGAATGTTTGTTGAAGTTTTCGTGGTCAACTTCATGTGATGCATTTAGACTGGCTGCATCTTTACCATGATATGATAGATGTGTTACAACACCAATCTTCGCCTTCTTAACTGAGCCTTCATGTGTTCCGTGAGCAGTATATGTTAGACCGGATGGATTAGGATGAAAGGATGTTCCACCACCCTTTTCACTTTTCTTATCTTCTTTGTCGGTACCGAACATCATGTCACCTTGATATACACCTTGTTTTGGTGCAATCTTAGGTAAATGTGTTAATGCATCTTTTAATTTTGCAGCAAGACCAGGTGCATGACCGTGGTTCATATCTACGTCTTTTGGTGTGTAATTAATCTTTGGTGTTTTGTTGAAAGCAGACTTGGATGCAACAAAGAATTTACCTGTCTTTGGATGATGGCCATAAACAAGTGCTGGTGAACCATCATATTTTGTCGTTAGTTCGGAGGTTTTATTGCCTGCCTTAATGTGTTCTGCTGCAGCTGATAATGACTTGATAGCATGTGCAGCACCTTTTTCACCAGTTTGTAGAGGTCGGTCTTCCACATGGGTCAGGTGTTTAATCTGACGGCTGGCGCCTTCTTCAGGATCCTCTTGCTCTGTTAAAAAAGTTTTGAATGATAACATTGTCTACCTATTGAATTACAACACACTTTGGTTGTCCGTAGGGTTATTTATAATGGATTATATCACAGATTCATAAATCTGTCAAATATTGGGTTCGATATATAGTACTCAAAATCAGTCGAATTTCCATTCACCTGTTGATGCCACTTGACCCTTGCAATGAACTCGGTCAAATTCTACTACTTTTTCTTTATCTATAATACTGTAATATGCGTGTTCCAAGTCTAAAGGACCTAATAAAGGAAAGACTTCCTGTAACACTAGCTGGTGTGTATCTACCAGAGAAGTACACATTGACCACAAACGAGTATCAAAAACATGAGTTGCTCCGTGAACAGGTTCACTCATCCATGTTGGTATGCGTTCTTTGAATACATATTTACCATTCAATCCATCATATTGACTAATATCGAAACCATCATCAAGTTGTAGGCGACCAGTTATTTTAAATACACGGTCAACACCTTCTAATAAATCCGAATTCTGTTTTAGATAGTCTAATACAACATGCATCATTGCACATTCACCTTGGCTTTTCATTCCGTTTTTGGTAAAGTGTAATAAAAAATCAACCTGATTCAAATTTAAGAATAAGTCAACCTTAGAAACAAGTTCTGAATACTTGTCTGTCAATGATTGTATTGATACATCGGAAAGTACGATGAATGAATCTGGAGATTTTTTTCTAATAGAATCAACAGTTTCTAGTGTTTGTTTCAGACGTTCTTCTGGACTAAAGACACCAATTGCAGGTATCAAACAAGATGTTACTATAAAAATTGATTTCATTTGTACCAATACCAAACATCACATTCAGTTGTCAGAACCTTGTCTGTTTTGGTTGGTGCAAATTCACAAACGGCTTTATTGACACCAGGAATAGTTTGATAGTCATGGCCAGAGAATATACCACCTTTTTTAACTTTTGGATAATAGTTGTGACAATCTTTTGTAAGTTGTTCGTAAGTATGTAAACCATCAATAAAGATGAAATCGAATTCTCCATCATTGAACCTGTCAACAACATTGTCTGAAAAATCCCTAATCAAAACGAATCTGTCACCGTAAACTGCCATCTCTTTAGTCACACGTTGAAAGAATTCTTCTCGGTCATTCAATACATTACCGTTCCAATCTGTATATGCAACATACGGATCAATTGAATATAGTGTCAATTCTGGATTGGTGTCTAAAAGAAACTTTGAGGTGTGTGCCTCAGAACAACCAATCTCCAATCCTTTTTTCATACCTTTGGTTAATTCGCCAAGTCCATAACCAGAACACTTGGTTGGAGCTCTTTGAACACCAAATGCTTGTGTTTCAGTATTAAATTTAATTACATCACTCATATTATACCTCTTTATTAAAGTCACTAAAAATAACAAACGGATCAAGTCCGAGTTGGTGGTCCGGAATCTTATGTAGTTCAAACAATTCTGGATATTTAATTGTTGACATTAACATAAGTGTTTGGTCATCGTCAATCAAACCATTTGTACCTAATTCAATTAAGTTCTCTTTCATTGCAGATTCAAATTTCGGCCATGCAGTTACACCACCAACAATTTTTGCACCAAGAATGTAAACATCATTTGTTGCAATAATTTCATGTATTGGTTTGCTATCATAGTCTTTGTAATTGAATAGATGCATCTTGTTTACATCAAAGTCATAAGACCATTTTTTACTTGCAGGAACTTTATCAGCTGTGCGGCAGTAACCAAAATCCAACCAAGACACCAGTTCATTACTGACCATATTATGTTTGATGGCCAGATTGACAAACACAGACTTGAGAAAGTTAACAACCACATAATGTGCATTCCAATACTCTGGATTTGCTCGTTGTTCTGGAACAATTAGATTTTGAAATGCATCAGTTCTTTGGATGTTATGTACATCTTTAATCAAGTCTGCATACTTACTAAAAATATCAAACGAAACAAATTTTGTTGGTCTATCACCACGCAAAGGTTTTAGTTTCTCAATAATGTCTGGTGTGGAAAATACAACCATTTCGTTTTCCATTTGAGCCATGTGTGAGAAACGTTCAATGTATGTATCGGTGGTTCTTTGTAGATAGTGTGGTAGACCTTTATCTGGTGTCCATTCTCCACGACCAATGTCATAAAAAGCAGTAACAATAGTAATCATTATGTTGTCCTAAAAGTAATTAATTCTTCAACCTTATACTTATCATGATAAAATTTCTTCAATTCTGGATCTCGGTCATATTGGTGAACAATATAATAAGGTTGACCATCACCAGTTTTCATTAAACCATCTTCAAATATTGGATGTTTTTCTGTAATGAATGGAGCAAAGTGGTCTTTTTCAATTGGTTTGTTTGTCACATGTAGGTTGCAACAAAAACCATCATTTAAACCACTGATATATGTCAAATCAATATATGGGAACCAACCCATCAGTATATTATATGCAGCTTGGTCTGCAACCCAATCCGCTCTATTCAAAGACAATTGATACAACATACCACATAGGTCAGAAATGATGTGTGCTTTACCAGCCAATGTACCAACGTTTAATACTTCGAAATCTTTAATTTCTTCATAGAAATATGTACCAAAACATTTTAAAATGTTGTCACGATTCCAATGTTCATTTTTAACTAGTATACATTCAGATACACCAATCAAATCATAACCAGAATTATTTGTTAGTACATGTGACAAGTATTCCATCGGATCAAGTTGAAAAATTACATCACGTACATCGGTACTGACAACATAACGATACTCACCATTATGTTTCTTCAAGTAGTCATAGATGTGAATGAAACGTTCCATATGAAACATTGCACCAGACATAGACTTTGCTGCTATGGCTGTAAAACCTGCTTTAGTTATTTTTAATATTGTTTCTTCTGATGCATCAATTGCAATCAGCACTTTGTCACCTTTGAATCCACATTCATTAATAGATTCGATCCAAGGTTTGACTTGTTCGTAGTTATAGTTTTTAAATGCCCCTATAATCAGGTCTTTTTGTTCCATGGTAAATCTCCATTATATTTTTCAAGCATCTTCTTATTTCCTTGTAAGAAGAATTCAGATTGCACCGATAACTGTGTGTTACCTGTGCGGTAATTTAAGGTGTAGTCGCCGTTAGTGTCATATTTTAAATTGTTGTTTCTCAATACATGAGTCAACATTCTATCAACCTCTGGTACTCCAGGTTCTCTTGCCTTACGATACCAAATTGCACTTGTTTGAATTGCAATCATCTTTGGTAGAAAGAAACAACCAACATCAACAAAGTAATCACCAATGCAAGATTCCCATTTACCCAATGATTCACAATCGTCCAGGCAAACGTAATTACTTTCTTTGTCTACAATTTTACGCAAAGAGAAAGCCCAATCGTTGCCTTTTTCAATAACTTTCACCAACGATTCAATGTGTGTGGTATCGTAGTAGTTATCTTCATCCAAGAAACAAACCAAGTCACCTTTTGCAAGATATACAGATGCACCATATATTCGGTGTCCGTTGAACCGGTCAAGTCCTGTTGGGTATGGGAGGTCTATTAGGTCGATGTGTGGATACTCTCTTGCTATCACACGACCTTTTGGTTGGCCATCTACAACAACGAGGTGTTGTATATTATCATAAGTTTGGTTTTTAACCGAGTCTATCGCTTGGCGTAGATACGGAGCACCCGTTGTAGGTGTAATCACAGTCACTAACGGCTTCATAATTTATCATCCTCTAGTCAGTTTTAGAATTGCCTCAATCTGTTTTTCAATTGCTGGTTTGCGATTAGGCCAGTAGATATATTCTTTATCTCCTGTACTATGTAGTTTCTTTAGGAAAGGGATAATCATCTTCTCAACTTCAACCAAACGTCTTTCCGTTTCATCCAAATTTACTTTGTAATTCTCAACGGTCTGTACACTTTCTTTAATTGTAGAATTATATTCCTGTTCCGAAATAGCTGAGAAACCGAAATCATTTTCGGTGTCCTCATAACTCTTTAGAATTTTATCGAAGTCTGTTAGTGCCATTATTTGTAAGAGTAATCACACATCATACGGGTAGGATAACCATCACCACCTTGTGTATCACGTATGTTTAGTTTAAGAATGTAATGACCGGTTTCTATCTCCATGTCAATACGCTTACCTGTACCTGATTTACCACCATAATACACGTTACATGAATTTGGTGTTGCAGCTGAGGTCATATAGTCTTTGTCAATTTCATACACTTCGGTTTTACCCGTGAGTTTATGAACAATTGTGTATCCATGGCCAACACCAGAAATCAAAAAGTTTTTCAATTCATTCTTCTGTTTAGATGACATTGTTTTCCAAACATCTTCAACATAACCTTTTTTGAGTTTACCATTGTAGATATCACAAAACAATGCATCATTGATATTGAACATATTAAGTATCTTCAATCCATCTTTGTTTGTAATTTTACCAGACTTGATTTCTGCTGGTGAAAGAACGGTACGAATGCCTGAATTGAAAAAAGTTACTGTGCCGCCAGTTTTTAAACTCAAGTAAATTTCCTTTTTATCGCAAATTAATGTAATGTCGGTAACAACGGGCCCCAGATTGTTATCGTGTACAGGAATTTTTGATGAGATTAAAACTTGTGGTGTAAAAATAAAAGGTCGTTTGTTGTTTAACTCACCAACCTCTTTGACTTCCACACTTTTACATTTTTCTAATTTGTGTAATTTAACAATATCATCAACTGCATCTTTCAATTTCACATCGGTTATTTTTTCACCATCCCACCATTGTCTCAAAGCAGTTGCAAGTTGTCCTTCATATGCATTACCTTTGTTCTGTACACCTCGGCCGCCAGATGATCCAGAACCAAATTTCATTGTGACTTTGGTTACTTTTGCTTCTCGCTTTATTTTTGCGAGGTCTATATCAGTTTGTAAATCTCTTGTGACATTAATTTTTGCAATTGCTGCTGGATCAATATTGATGGGAGATTCAACCGATTTAAATTTTGATTTCAAGTAAGCAAAGATATTGATTATATCATCTATCTTTCCTTTGTCACCCTTTAGAGTTTGCTTGATTTCAGTTGCAGTCTTTGGGAAAAAAGTATAAGCCATTTAACACCTTCAAAGAAAGTATTTATCTTATGATTTGAATCTCCTTTCCAGAAGTCCAAATCTCCAGTTCGGTTTTTAACCGGTTATCATTATACAAGGTTTCATACCGATTGCAAGCCTTTTTTCTCCACCATTCAATCAAGTTTACCAGACTGTGTTTTTCATAGTTTTCACCAGGAATAAGCACGTCCGTCTTACAGTTCACATAGTCAATCATGTTACTGAAACCATAATCACTAATGTAATATCGCTTCTGTTCTGTCAACCCTTTGGCCTTTTCAATCGTTGCTATGAATGTATCCCCTTCAGGTGTACCTTTAAGTGCAGCCTTAGTTAGTGATATAATCTTCATTGAGATTTTTAGTTTCTTACTAGAAGCATCTTCTTCTACCAAAGGACCAACTTTGTCTTGCACAAAGTCACGTAAGTCGGAATATGGTTTACCGTGCATCATTGGTAAGAAATCGGAATCAGTCAGGCCTTTGTAACGAATATATGGTTTCATACCATCATATTGTGATACAGTCTTTGAACTACCATACAAAGAGGTTGTCTCAAAGAGGCATAGATTCATTCCATACTTCGCATTTACAATCTCACGTACTTCGTGTGAAGTGCAGATTGCAGCTAGAAGTTTACCACCAAGGTAATTGTAACCAAATGGTTGTGCAGGTACAATAACAAAACCCATCATTGCGGAGTTATTGAATCGTTTACCCCATTCAGGTTGTTGTGTAAACACTTGTCCTAACATATCATTACGTGGTTTACAGTTGATTACTGGTGAACCAAGACGGATGAATCCTACGTACTTTCCTGTATTCGTTTCACGTACAGCCAATTTGACATTACGGCCAACAGGTGGAATATTAACGTGTGATGATGTAATGTTCAACAGATTGGTCCATGTTTCATTATCAATCTCTACAACCTCGAAATTCATATCTTTTGGATCCATTGTAAAGTTCTGAAACAATTCATCTTCAATGGGAAACAAAGGATTGGATGGAAGTTCTGCCAGCGAATTCAACTTCTGGTCACGCATGTATTCATCAATACGGTCAAAGTTACCAAAGTAATCTTCAAACACTTTGGCACAATGAACTGCATCTTCAAATTCTAATTTCATACTTTAAATCCATCAAATGATTTTTTCTGTGGTTTTTCTCTGTTGCTGAATGTATTAAGTGGTTTATCTTGGCCAGAATCGGTGATACCATCTTGGCCAGATTGGTCAACATCATATAAACGCATCTTTGCTCTGTCAATACCCAATGTGAATCGTTTGAAATAAGTTGGATCATTATAACGATTCTTCAACTGTTTGACCATAATCTGTCCCATTTCTTCTAGTTCTTCGGAAGAAATCAAAGCAAACATCAAGTCTGCTGTAGCGGGCAAACCAAAAGACTCACTTGTGTCTTCGAGTCCGGGGTCGGAAGAAGTAAATCCGCCTCTAGTTGTTTGTGTCGCAGAAACAATAGGTACTCCGAACTCAACGGCAAGACCTCGCAACTCCTCAGCGATTGCTTTGACATAGGTGTAAGAGTTGACATTCGCTCCGGCTTTGATTCTTGCTGAACAACATATGTTAAGATAATCAATAAAAATAATATCAGGAACAAAAGACTTTTTAAGATTGAGTTCGTTGAGTAAGGTACGAAAGTGTGTGCTGCTTGCAGACGCTGTTGGATATTCTTTAATGATAAGTTTTCCAACAGTTTTTTCACGGAGTCTTTCAATCTTTTTATCATACAAATCTTTCGGTAAATTTACAAGGTCGTCTACTGTAACGTTTAAAAGATTTGCATCAATACGTTCAGCAATCTTTTCTTCACTCATCTCCATGGTGATATAAAGAACATTCTTGCCTTGTACCATACAGCCTGCGCCAACGTGACACATAAACAGTGATTTACCAACACCAGTACCAGCAAGAGCAATGTTAAGTGTTTTATTAGGCAAACCACCTTTAGTAATCTTGTTAAAGAATTCTAGGTCAAAAGGAATACGTTCTTCTGTACGGTGATAAAATTCGTATCGAGCATCAGAATCTTCCATGTAATCATGGCCAACTGAACTATCGAATGAAATTGCTAAAGCATCGGAAAGTAACTTCGGTATGGACCCTTTATCTTGGGTTTTATCTTTCCCATCGAGGATTGAAATAGACCCCAATACAGCATTGTATATGGCCTTCTCTTGGCAAAATTCTTCGGTTTTATCAACCAACCAGTCAATTTTGGATTCTTCGTGTTTAGTCTTAACAATCTCTTGTAAACAAGATTCGCACTTCTCCACTTCATCATCTGAGAGATTTCTCTTTTCTTTGATGGCCAGTTCAATTGCTTCAATCGTTGGTGTAGAATTGTAAGCCTCTGTGAACTTGGAAATCTCATTGAAGATTGCTCTATCGGTCCTATCTGTAAAATATTCTTCCTTGATGAACGGAAGTACCTTACGTAAGAATTCTTCATTATAAATTAAATTCTTTAGAATTGTTTGTTCCAGTTTCATCTACTACTTCCTGTTCCATATTAGATGACATTATTTCCACCAATAAGTCACCAATGTAATTTTTAAAGTCACTATCTTTTTCCAGCTTAGCTGGCTTCTTAACTGGTGATTCTAACACATCATAAGCAAAAAGTAAATAGACCTGTTCATTTTCTTCCTTAAATTTAACCTTACCATATTTGAATATGGTATCTTTGTAAGGACCTTCCAAAAATTTGATGTTGACTGCTGTTGTATCATCCTTTGGATAGATGTAACAGTAATGTATTCCTTCGACCATTATGCACCATTCATAGTTTCAACATCAAATGTTTCATCAATGTTGCTTGTCATAATTTCTCCTGCAGCCACACGGTATTTGTTCTCAATGAAATCACGGAATGATTTCTGTTTCAGAATAGGCATCCAGAAGTCTTTGGTGTCGGTGTCCTTCTCACGGTAATTCTTTTCCTCAATCACACCATCGGAATCGACACGTTGATACCAACCATTCTTTGGTTTAACCACATGTTTGGACTCAAGAGCAAGGTCAAGTAAACCAGACCAAGTGCTAATACCACCGTCAAAAGATACGCTAACAGGTATCTTAGATTTTTCTTTGACATATCTACTTTTCTCTACGTTGATAATGAAGTTATAACCGGTAACTTCTGTACCGTCTTTTTCTTGTTGGCGACCAATGATAAAAATGTTATCGGCTGAGTAATAAGAACCAGTACCACCACCAACAATATCTTTAGGGAACATACCAATTTCTTTGTATGTGTGGTTAACAACAATCATCGGAATGTCTTTCAAAGACAAATGTGGTGTTACCATACGGAACAAACTCTTAACTTGTTTTGCACGACTCATATCTGCTACAGATTTCTCAGCCAACGCATCTTCAACTTCTTTTTTGGATGCCAAGTTACCAATTGAATCAATGACGATAATCAATTTATCACCACGTTCCAATTGTGTCAACTGTGCCATTATGTCGAATTTGAGTTGTTCAATATCTGTAAGAGGAGTATGGAGTACCCTGTTAGTGTCAATACCAAAGGAATCAAAATAAGACTGCGGAGTACCAAACTCTGAATCGTAGAATAGAAGTGCTGAATCTTGATATTTGTCCAAGTAAGATTTGGCCATCAATAAACTGAATGCTGTCTTAAAGTGTTTGGATGGACCTGCCCACATTGTAAGACCTGGTGTTAGGCCGCCGTCTAATTTACCAGAAAGTGCCACATTAATAATTGGCACTGCGGTTGGAATCATATCCTTCTCATTGAAGAATTTTGATTTTGACAAGATAGCAGAATCTTTGATACTACTATTCTTTTTAATTTTATCTAATATACTCATTTTATCATCCTTTAAAATTTACCAGCATCACGAACTTCTTTTTCTTTAAACGAATAAGGTTCTTCATAATCATACTTAGGTTCAAGTGTTTTCACGGGAACATGGTGTTCTTCGTACATAATAGAATTTTGTGTGTTGTGAGTTTCAATTGTTACCTTCTCATGTGTAATTGGTGGTATTGTTTCACCAGTTACATCATCAATGACAATCATATTGTCTTTTTTAATCTCCACCGTTTCTTCTTTTGGTTTAACAACTGGTGCAACCATCGGTTTCAAATTCTCAAAGTGTTTGAATGGTTGTTTCAAGTATGCATACGGATCAACCGGTTCTGGTTGAGGTTCAACTTTGACATCTTCATCCAATTTTTTGGCAGTTTGTCTATCACGTTTAAAGAAGTCTTCAACATGTTCTTTTTCTTTCATAGACATGTTGTATGCAATCAACAACAGAATTGCCAACGGATCAAAGACTACAATAATCAATAGAATGACAAGTCTTACCGCTTTGTCGATAATGTCACCATCAGCCTCTGAATCATACGCCAAGGCTGCAATGTATTTGATTGGCCCGATATCCGCTTCAATCTTTTTAAGCTCTGTAGATAGAGGCGCACGTTCCTCGGAGTATTTGGCAATTGTGGCTTGCGACTGTTGGATTTCTTGAAGTACTCTAATCCTATCTTTCTGTTGGGAACGGCGTATCGCTTGTGCCGTAGCGGCACCTTTTTCATCTGTTGAGCGACCCATCGTTTGGTCCACAACCTCATCATACTGTTTAATAATCTTACGGTTTGCCTCGACATTCTCTTTCTCCGTTTTAATCTTTTCATCCAGTAATGCAATTTTATCCACAAGTGGTGCATTATCTGCTGAATGTTCTAAGTGTGCCTTTGATAAGAAACCAAAGATACCCATAGATGTAATCAACATCAAAATGGTTACAGCAATTGATAGATATGATTTGATTAATATAGGACATTCTCTCCAGTTTCTATACAACCAAGATACTGTTACGAGTTTTGATGCTTCAAGAATAGAACCCATAATAATAACTGGCCAGAAAGAACCCGGAAAGATTTGTGCTAAACCAATAACTGAATAGTATCCAGCAACGGCAGATAATGCTATTGCTGTTAGTAACGTTAAGAATATCATCCGAAAAAGTCCTCTAAAGAATTATTTTTTTCCGCAGACCACTTCATACATTTTAAAATGACACTGATTGGTTCCAGAAATGCTTTGTCGAATTGTACATCATAATCAATATAGTTGTCAAGCTCAAACTCTTTAGGTATTCTACCAGGGAAAGAAACCACATCATTCTTAAAATGATTCGGCATTTTCAAATAGGTAAATTTGAGTTTTTCACCTTCTTGTATGAGTGGATATTTCTTTGTGAGATTCATTTGTTTCAAGTGGTGGTTATATACAATAGCACCACGAACATGAATCGGTGTTCCTTTTTTGAACAACATTACTGGATCGGAATAAGTATTTAGCCCATTTAGACCCCTTGGAAAAGATATTTCTTCCGCTGGTAATGTTCTAAACTCTTTCCTAAACTCGGCAATAAAATCTTGTACTTGTTGTTCTGTACCAGTCATCATCAACTTAATGGCAGCCTTCATCTTCTCACGAATAGCAGATGGTGTCGATGACTTAATCATTTCTAAACCCATCACTTTCATATGAGGTTCAGCATACTGCACACCTTCGTTGTTATATACGTTTAGAATATAACGTTTCTTGGCAGTCCATACACCTTTGTCAGAAAGACCTTCACGTTTCATTTGCATCTTCTGGTCATATGCATGAACATAATCAGCCAGTTCTTGGTATGATTTGTCGATGTAAGGTTGAATCTTTTCTTCACAGATTTTATCCATGACAGAAATTACTTTCTGTTTATCGGTTTGGTCTTTAACAAACTTGTCAACCAACTCACCCATACGGAGATAAATTGAATCGGTATCAGAAGCAATGACATAATCATTTTCTGTACCGAGAAGTTTGTTCATGTATTGGTTGATTTTCGCTTCGATCCATCTGATGGAAAGCTGGCCTGCCGTAGTGACTCCCAAAGCCATGCGTAGGTCATAAAACCTAAAATACTGACTTCCCAAAGCACCGTAGGCAGAGTTAAGGGATACTTTCTTTGCGAGCTGGAGGTTGTTGTATCTGGCAACTCGTTTTTCAATGTCGTATTTTTTTGATTCGTCTTTTTCATTTTCATACTCCTGTGATGCCTGTAACATCAACTTTTTAAATTTTTTGCGGTCATCATACATCTCAACCATCATCTTAGGTAAGAAACCTTGAATGTCGGTACGGAAGAATTGGCCGTTTGGTGTGATTGTGGCATTTTGCAAACTTGAAATGTCAATTTGTCTTTTCAAGAGTTTATCAACAGTAACACCTTGTGAAAGTATATCACGCATTTCTGTTGTATAATTTTCTGGTTCAATCAACGTTTCTGGTGAAATATTATATTGCATCATCAAGTGAGGATACAAACTGTTTAAGTCAAATGATGCAACCCAATTGTGTAGGCCAACTTGTGGTTCTTTAACATATGCACCTTCAAACGCAGCATCTTTATCTTGTATTTCTTTTGGTGGAACAATAATGTCTTTACCTAACAAATAGGAATATGTTAGTGAATCCCACATACGTGTCTGTGCAAACACATCTTCATAGTTACACTTAGTATCATATGCAAGAGTTAAGGCCAACTCAATCAACTTCAACTTGTCTTCTAGTTTGATAATCAATGCAACGTCTTTAATGTTGTATTCAATAAACTTTTGATAGTTCAGTCTGTACAGTTGGTGTAAGTTCTCATATTCATCATATGAAATCTTGCCTTCACCAAGTTCTACTTGTGCGATATTATCTAGTCGATAGGATTCTTGTGATTTACCACCTGGCGCATACCATTTGTACAACTCAATATAATCAAGTGATTCGATACCAACAAAGCTGTATGCAATCAACAAACGACCATTGATGTTGGTTTTACGTTCACTGATGTAGTTCCATGGAGACAACATCTTGGTCTTATCTTCACCAAGAATTTTACGGAAACGATTAACAAGATATGGTATATCAAAGAACTTGGTGTTCCAACCAGTGATAACATCGGGGTACATTTTGTACCATAGTTCAATAAATTTACTACAAAGTGTATATTCATCTTTACACTTGATATAAGTTACACTTTCTGGTGTATCATTACGAAAATCACCACAACCAAACACATAAGTGTGGCCATTAATAAAGGTCAATGCAATTGCGGTGATAGGTTCATTTGCAAGGTATGGATCAGGGAAACCATTTTCTGAACCAACCTCAATGTCGATAATTGCAACACTTACTTTATCTTGTTCCCAATCGACCATGTCTGTATGTTGTTCTGCAATAAATGCATATTCAAACCTTGTGTTACCATAAATTTTTGGTGCACCATGAAGACCGTCATATTGTTTCACATATTCTCTGGCTTCACGAATACCATCGAATCGTTTTGGAACAAGGTCTAAACCATCAAGTGACTTGTGTGTACCTTTACCAGTTCGAGCTGGAAGATAAAGTTGTGGTTCATAATCAATCTTCAGTTTGATTCGTTTACCATCTTTGACGCCACGATAAAGAATTTTTCCACCGAGCGACTGTACGTTTGTATAAAAAGTTGACATTAACCTGTAATAATTTGTTGTTGACCTGGAAGAATAATGCCTGCGCCAAAAATCTGGTCATAATTCTTCACAAAGTCTTCTGCGGGAACGTAGTAGTATACAATATGTTCGTGTTTCAAGGCAATAGTAGAGTCTGATTTTTGTTCTGCGTGGATTGGAAATGGTGCGAAACCTACATTTGGTTGACCATCTTTACCACGTACAATTGCGATACCCAATGGATTTTTAATTACCATCTTATTCTCAGTTTCCATCTCAACTTCACCAATGAGTTCTTCACCGGTTACCAATTTCATTGCATATATTTTCATGTTAATCCTATCCTAAATAATTATATAGTGTGAACTGAATCAAGATTATATCATTTTTTTATCATAAAGTCAAGTAAAAAAATGGTACAAAATATAAATGGATCCAATCACACTCTTTGCATTAGCAAATGGTGCAGTATCAGCCGTCAAAGCTGGTTGTAAACTATACAAAGATATCAAAGGAGCTGCTGGGGAAGTTAAAGACGTCCTCAAGGACCTTGACGACCAGTTCAAAAAACTCCATCCCCCTGAAAAACCTGCCACGACTGAACAACGCAATCAGTTTATCCGTGAAAAGAATAATGTAATTGAGTTAAACAAGAAAGCAAACTCAAACCAACACACTAACATTTATACCGAGATTGGTGAACATCTTGGTACTTACTATGATAACTATTACAAATGCATGGCTATTTTTGAAGAAGAAGAACGCCGTGCTAAAACTGAGGTGTATCATGGTGATGCCAGTTTAGGTAAACGTGCATTACAACGTGTTCTAATGCGTAAACAACTAGAACAAATGAGTATTGATTTGCGTGAACTGATGGTGTATCAAAGTCCACCTGAACTAGGTGCATTATACACCGAAGTTGAGGAGATGATGAAACAAATGGGCAAAGAACAAAGTGTTCTTATTGCCAAAGAGATGAAACAACAAGCAATTTTGGATAAACGCAAACGAGCAAGGATGGCAAAACTCAGACAAGAATTTGTAATCGGTGTAGGAGTTATGATAATGATAATTTTTCTAGGTGGATTGTTTATGTGGGTAGCATATGACCGCCAAAGAAAATATCCACAATATGGAGATGGTTTAATACCAAAAACGGAAGAACAACGCAGACGAGAAGCATTACCACAGAAATACGTAGGAAGATGAAAAACAAACTACTGTTCACTTTATTAACCACTAGTGCAACACTTATGATTACAAACCCGACCATCAATATAAACTTGATGCCGGATGCTATCATATATACAAAAAGCATTTCAGAAAATACTGGTGCTTATTGTAATTTGGAAAGAAGTTTTACGGATTCAAAAGGAATACAAGTTTGTGAATACAAATGTGATAACCAAAAAAGAGGAAATAAACTTGTGCATACAACTTCTATAAACAATTCTAGGGCTTGTAAGTCTAGAGTACCTGCACCATGATATTTAATCCATACGGAGCCTTCGATTGTTATATAGAATTTTTATTAATCTGTTATTTTTCACCATACTTCTTGGTCAATCACCAGTCAAAGCAGAATTCCTCACAGCCAAATCCTGGATTGTGTCGGATTTAAATGGCACTGTATTGGGTGGTGAAGATTATGATAAGGTTAGGCCTATTGCCAGTATAACAAAATTGTTAACTGTTATGGTTGTAATGGATACAAATCCTAACATGAGTCAGATATTGACAATGACTACAAAAATACGAGACCGGTTGCCAGTAAAAAACCAAGCTATCAGTCGAGCCGATTTGGTCTCTATGACCATGATACACAGTAGTAATAGAGCCGCATATACACTATGTGAACATTATCCTGGTGGTATGGTTGCTTGTGTTGAGGCCATGAATGATAAGTTGAAGAAATTAAAAATGGAAAAATCCATTGTTTATGAACCAACAGGATTAGATAAAAGGAATGTTAGTACTGCAAGAGAGCTGGTGATACTGACAAAGAAAGCGGCAGAATACAGCAATATAGTTTATGCTAGCCGCAAGTTAGAAATAAAAATAAAAGTAAAGAAGAAATGGTTTGTTTTTAGAAATACAAACCCAATGATAGGACACTATCAAAACATAGTGGTCAGTAAGACTGGTTTTATAAATGAATCTGGTGGATGTATCACGCTTCTATTAGACACAAGTGAAGGTGATAGAGTGGTTGTTGTATTGGGTAGTAAGAATACAAAGACAAGAATTCCTGAAGCGGAATTTATATATGAAGTGTATAAAGATTAGTGGTTGCGGGTCACGGAGTTGCACCGGAACTGAGGATTATGAGCCCACTGTGATACTGTTTCACCAACCCGCTTCATTCCTTAATTAAAGGATTGTATTCATCGTCATACAATCCTAATTCTTGATTAATTCTGACAATCTCATCCAGAGCCTTTTCTCTTTTTTGGCGCATACGATTTTCTTCTAAGATTCTATCAAATTCTTCTTGTTCGTATTTGTCTTCCTCTAACTCTTTAGGTGAAGGTTTACGGAAGATGGCATCATAATTATCCGCAAATTGTTTTTGCGAAACACTAAACGGTCTTGGATTAGAACCTTTACCACCATCCGACATATTACTCTCCGTAGATGTAAGCGATATCTTGAATCTTCACTACGAAATATTCTTGTACAGCTGCAGCCTTACCCCAATCTGGTTGAACAACATCACCAACCTGTACCTCTGTAACCTCTGGACCAACTGCAAGTACTCTTGCTTTATCTGGTTCTTCGGAATGTTTTAGGATGATGCCTGAAGCGGTCTCTTTAACATTTTCAAGCCGTTCAATCAATACTTTATCGTGCAATGGTTTAATATTCATAGTGTCCTCAAAATGGAGCGGTCTACTGCTTTGCTCAGTTAACACAAGGGGGTACCTTGTATCGTACTATTACAAACCGCATTAAATGGAGCAGAGTGTGGGAATCGAACCCACGACACCAACTTGGAAGGATGGAATTTTACCATTAAACTAACCCTGCATAAAATTTGTTGTAGTTAACTTGGAGCGGGCAGTGGGAATCGAACCCACAACTAAACCTTGGCAAGGTCTTGTGTTACCACTAGCACTATACCCGCATCATGTGTATTATATATGCTTTACAATCACTTGGCAAGCACATTATGAAAATAATTGTCCGGTTTCTTCAAACCAAAGATAATCCAATACTGAAGTATTCAAAGTCTCTATGGCTTGTTTTGGTGTTTCCACTAAAGGTTTGCCAGCAAGGTTGAAACTAGTGTTCAATAGAATGCCATGACCAGAAAGTTTTTTAAACTCAACCAAAAGGTCATACAAATATCCTTCTGATACAGTTTGTACTCTACAGGTGTTGTCCACATGTGTGACACCAGGAATTAAATCGGTCTTAACATCAAATGATTGTGTCATAAACAAATTCTTCTTGGTTCTACCCATATCAAAATACAACTCAGCATCTTCTTCCAAGACAACAGCAGCAAATGGCCTATACCATTCTCTACGCTTGATTTTGTTAACAATATCTTTTGCATCAACATTCAATGCATTAAACAATATGGAACGATTACCCAAAGCACGTTGTCCGGCCTCAGCTAAACCTGTGTATACTGCAACAGATTTATTATCATATAAAAGTTTTGCAATATCTTGTAATGATGCATCAACACCTTTATATGAAGTAACATCATGTTTAAAACCATGAAATGAAATACTTTTAACTGGTCTAGAGGTACAATCGCCCGTTTCTTTATGAAAATGGTATAAAGCACAACCAATCGAGATACCACTATCAATCGACAATGGTTCGAAATAAAACTCAACATCAGGAAATTGCTTTACATAGTATGAATTTGAAAGTATATTCATTCCATACCCACCAGAAACACAAACCTTTTTTATACCAGTTTTATCTATTGCTTTTCTAATTAAGTTGGCACCAATCTCTTGCGTTTGTAATTGCACATCTTTTGCAAAATCAGCATAAGGTTTATAATTTGTTTTGGTGATAATCTTTTGCAAAGGCAAAGTCTTTAAAGCAATTATTGTTTCCGGACCACCTATTTGTGTTGGTGTATTTTCATGTACTGGTTTATATTTGAAATTTTCTGAATAACCATTTGGTGGTGCAAATATAGGTAAAAAATCGTGTGCTGCACAATTAAATAAATCTGTGTTAACATAGTAATCGTTTTTTATATAACTATTATTTGTTGATTTTCCATATGAAGATAATCCCATAACTTTGCCAGATTCTTCCATCGTTTCATTGATGTGAATTGCGGCGCATCCATATAAGAATCCTATACCCATATAATTTCCAAAAACAACTTCACAATCAGGATATTTTTTCTTCCATCTTGTAATTTCTTTTGTGTAATCGTGTCCTTCATATGAACCGAAATTTTTATAAATTGGTTCTACCGAACTAGGATAATCTCCAACATATACAGATTCAATCTCTTTATAATTAATAAATTTACCATCAGGTGCTGTTGCAAAATTTACTTCACCAGCACCATCAGCAACAAAGATAAGTGATTTATCAAAACCACTATTGTAAAAAGCCAACGAGGCATGATTGCGGTGGTGTTTACTATCATATTCAATCAAAGGAAAATGATTATATTTTTTATAATATGATAGTATAAATTTTTTAGAACCATTAGAAATTTTTTTCCATTCTGTTGCAATCGAAGCATCCACAGAATCGGGTAAAGGTATTTCAATGTCTGTTATGATTTGTTCTTCCACATTTTCTGGATTAACATCTAAGAATTTTTTTGGTTCCGTTAATGCAATCTTTGTCATGTAAGGTAAAGATTTTGATATCTTCTTTAATAACCTTTCATCATAATTATCATTGTTTGAAACTTCTAAATTGTGAAACTCACTGAATACAATTTTATCGAATGTTAAATTAGTTTTTAAAACATTAAACAAACAATGTTCTAAACCAGAATCGTGTTTGTAACCACTATATCTTTCCTCTAAGAAATAAACAATTGAATCACCATCATATATACAGCATGATGAATGGTGTATTCCGTGTTCACTATGTATAGCCAAAATTCTCATATAATCTCCAAAATGGTACGAGTAACCGGAGTCGAACCGGTACGCACATGGCGGCAGATTTTAAGTCTGCTGGGTCTACCAATTCCCCCATACTCGCATCACATGGCAGGTCCGTTTCCATTTTTGAAACCGACCATACCACCTTCTTCTTTGATTCTTTTGATAACATCTTCAAAAAGAATCGGTCTAAAATCTGTTTGTTCAACACAAACACAATGGTATCTAGTATCAATTTCAGGCTTAGCTTTTGCATGTTTAGCAATCTTTACCCGATTTGCATGAAGGTGTCCATGAATGTTTACACCGAAACGACCAAGACTTTCCTCATGAATTGGAATGTGTGACAGAATCATTCCGTTCATTACATGATAAGCACGTAGTTCACGGAAGTGTTGTCTGTATTCCTCATCACGAAATATATCATGGTTGCCACGGATAAGAACTTTATCGCCGTTAAGCCTATACAGAGTACTCATTGCTTTACGGTTGATAACAACATCACCAAGATGATATACCTTATCGTTTGGTCTTACAGTTTCGTTCCATCGCTTTACCATTTCTTCATCCATCTCATCAGGATTATCCCATGGCCTAAGCTTTGTCACACCGTCCTCACGGAGAAATCTACACACACCAGCGTGACCAAAGTGTGTGTCACTTACTAAAAATACTGATGGCATAATAAACTCCTTGTTAAATGGTCCGGCGTGAGAGAATCGAACTCCCATTAGAAGGGTAGAAGCCTACTGTATTATCCATTATACTAACGCCAGATTTTTTGGTGCCCCAGGAGAGACTCGAACTCTCAAAATTTGGCTTCTAAGACCAACACGTATACCAATTCCGTCACCGGGGCAATAAATACTCATATGATACCAACTTCAAAAAGACCTACAGTAGAAATGTTTTACGGACTGTATGCACGACAACCATATGAACCAAATGGTTATTACTGTGTGCCTTCTGATTTTGTTCCGTCATATGTTACTGAGAAAAAATCTTTTACTGAAGATGAATTATATATCACACAAGAAAAAGAGTTTGTCTTAACAACATTAAAACAAATTGGTGCTCCTACTAAGAATCGAACTTAGGATACATCCTTACCATGGATGTGGTATGCCATTTACCTATAAGAGCATGGTACCCAAGGTGGGATTCGAGCCCACATAACCTTGATTTTGAATCAAGTACGTATACCTATTCCGTCACTTGGGCATATTTGGTGCTGCCTAGAGGAATCGAACCTCTTTCAATGGTTCTTCAAACCACCGCTATGACCACATCAGCTAAAGCAGCATAATGGTACCTTGTGACAGTTTCGAACTGCCGACATCCCACTTGTAAGGAGGGCGCTCTACCACTGAGCTAACAAGGCATAAATTGGGGAGAAGTACGGGAATCGAACCCGTGATGGCGGAATCACAACCCGCAGTTTTACCACTAAACTAACAACTCCATATTACTGAATTGCTTCCTGTTCTGCCAGAATTCTTTTCAATCTGTCAGCACAGAAACTTGCAGCAGGTGCATCTGGTTTAACCATTGGTGTCATGTTACATGTACCTTTGATATAACCAATTGCTTGCTGAACAACACATGAACTACCATGAACATCATCTTTATTTAAATCAAGATGAACTTCAACATGATAATCTTCCAACACTTCTGCTAATGATTGAAACAATTCTGAAACTTTATAAACTTCAGTCATCAACCTCATAGCAGGTTTACTTTTCTTATGGTCGTAATCCAATTCACGGTGAACATATCCGAAAATCTTACAACCATGTCGGCCATCAATATGAACTACAACTGCTAGAGCATAGTCAGCATACCAAACACCATTCACTCTGATTCTTTCAGAGTCGGCACCAAGATAAACCTTGGTATCAGGACCTTGATTTGCAAGGTATTGTCTGACTTCTTCTATATTAAAATTTTTCATATTAACCACCTTCTAATAAAACTTGGCATCCCGCTAGGGACTCGAACCCCAACCAACGGTTTTGGAGACCGCTATGCTGCCATTACACCAGCGAGATATTTGGTACCGAGAAAGAGAATTGAACTCTTGGCCAACGCCTTATCAAGACGCTGCTCTACCACTGAGCTACCTCGGCATTTTGGAGGGCGATGAGAGAATCAAACTCCCACTTCAACGTTCGTAGCGTTGTGTAATATTCATTTTACTAATCGCCCATAATATTGGTGGTGATGGAGGGACTCGAGCCCCCAATCTTCTCCGTATGAAGGAGGTGCATTACCGTTTTGCTACATCACCGAAATTTGGTGGAGAATAGGAGAATCGAACTCCTATAAACAGCTTGCAAAGCTGCCGTAATCCCATTATACTAATTCCCCATAAACTGGTCTCCCTGCAAGGATTCGAACCTTGACCACACGGCCCCAAACCGTGTACGCAACCTGATAACGCTTCAGAGAGAAAAACTGGGGCCCCATGACAGAATCGAACTGCCGTAACCTGACTACAAAACAGGTGTAATACCATTATACTAATAGGGCGAAATTAAATGCTCTGCATCCTGCGGCGGTAATTTAGTGTATCATCTCTTGGGTTGCCCCGCAAATCTCACACACCTTCCACCCGCTTCCCGACCAGGACCGTTAACGCATTGCCAGCGGCCTTTCGGTAAGAAGACTACCACCCTTGAGAGTCACCTCACTTCTATCCTGCGGGTCACAGTATCCGCTAACAAAGCGGAGCGGCTTGGCTCCAGAGGCAGGGATCGAACCTACGACCAATTGATTAACAGTCAACTGCACTACCGCTGTGCTACTCTGGAATATTCTTATACTAACTCATATTCTAAATCTACTGACTCAGAATAATAACCGTTTGATTCTCCCAACCAACGAACATCAACATAACCTTTGCGTGTAGCAAATTTGTAAAATGTCCATGAACGAGATTCAATGTATTCATCTTCTCTAGCTTCTGGTATTTCACCTGATACTTCTTCAGCAATCAAAAGTGGTTCACCTTCTAAATCTGATAAATCGCCTACAACACTTTCAATGTAAACCGATTCACAACAATCTTGATAATGATAGAATTTGAATTTTTCAGTATCATTAGCAAATATCATTTCACGACCATCTTGTGTCACCGATGTGAACACTTTACCAACCATATCTTCTATATTCATTTTTATTTCCTTACAACAATATAACATTTGGCGATGCGTGGGAGAATCGAACTCCCATCTTCGGATAGACAATCCGAGATAATGACCATTATATGAACGCACCTAAAATAGTATAAGCTACTTGTTTCCACACAAGCCCTTAATTGAGCAGTTACTCTGTCCATCCATTTTATTCTAATGTCTGTGTGCAGTTAGGATTCTGCCTATCAGAGTCTGGGGAGTGCTTTATTCCCACCCCGCTATCGGTTTTCTGCCACCGGATCTCTCTCGCTAATCAAACGCCACTTTAACGAAAGTGGTAACGGGATTTGGTGGAGATGGTAAGATTCGAACCTACTCACCCGAAAGAACAGATTTACAGTCTGCCGCAACTCTCCCACTTTGCCGCATCTCCAATTTTTTGGTAGAGGTACAGAGAATCGAACTCTGGTTAATAGGTTAAAAGCCTACTACTTTACCACTAAGTTATACCTCCAAACTACCATTGTTAAGTGCTATCGTGCCTATTTGTGAACAATGTAGCTAGCACTCACAAGCGAATAGCAGTTATATCAGGACCCGTTCCTCGCACAGTTGAGCCCGCATAGTCATAGCGTCCTATGACGATACCTTGATAACACTTAACAATGGTACACCTAGGGGGAATCGAACCCGCCGTTTATGCCTTGAAAGGGCATCGTCCTAACCGTTAGACGATAGGTGCATAAAGCATTCAAAATTTTAAAGAACAATGATTGATTTCTCAATTCATAGATGAAGTATAACACAACCATGAATGTCTGTCAACCAGTGTGTTGTATTTCTACAACACTTGTCGTATAAATTTCAAATTTAATTTTTATACGACTAATTTTTGGAGTAGGTGACAGGAATCGAACCTGCATAAAACAGATTTGCAATCTGCTCCCTAGCCTTTCGGGTCACACCTACATGTTTCTTCGTTTTTAAGACCTCTCTGACTACCCAGTCTCGCTGGCATTTACTGGCAGAAGGTATCGGATTCGAACCGATGCGCCGCTTTCGCAACGACAGTTTAGCAAACTGCTCCCTTAACCGCTCGGGCAACCTTCTATGTTTGGCGGAAGACGGAGGAGTCGAACCCCATCCCATTTCTGAGAACCTGGTTTTCAAGGCCAGTCGCAGGACCAACCCCGCTGCATCATCTTCCATATAGAAACACACTGCATCAATGTGTTTTTATATGGCTGGGGTACCTTGAATCGAACAAGGACCTACGGATTCAAAGTCCGCAGCACTACCACTATGCTATACCCCAATAAACTACAACAAATTTTTAAAGAACAGAGTGTATTGTATCAGAACCAAAGATTCTGGCAACCACTATGTTGTATTGAAACAACAAACAAAAAACCCTAGATTTTTTAGGTCTAGGGTCTTGTGTTTGGAGTCTTAATTAGAACTTATGTTTTAGTTCTCTCTCTTTACACAAAACCCGGTCGGCGCCCATGAGCTATCACCACAATTAATTGTGCGATACTCTTGATGCAACGTAAAGGATATGTGTTTAAAATTTGTCATAGTGTTATTATATAGGAACTTTTATGTCTTGGCAAGCGGTTATTAAAAATTATTTTTTATACTTCTGTATTAAGTTTTGTATTGTATCATAATTTGGTTCGGAACACAAGCTCGGGACGATTAATTTTACCACATCTGTATCTAAATCCCACCACTTTAATTCCATCAGTGCATCAATAATTCTTTGTTCAAACCTAAGTTTGATTGTTCTTGCTGGATTTCCACCGACCATGGCATAAGGTTCAACATCACGTACAACGTGTGAATGTGCAGCAACAACAGCACCATCACCAATCTTTACACCAGACATGATTGTGCATCCTGTGCCTAACCAAACGTCATTACCAATAATTATATCACCGTTTGTACTTGGATGTCCTTCAACTTTACCAACGTTGATTTCGTTTGTGCTTGTGTGGCCAAAAGGAAATGTTGTAATCCAATCAACTCTATGATTGCCACCAAGAAAGACCTTTACATCCCCAGCAACTGAACAGTATTTACCCATTTTTACTTTTACGCCTGGTTCATTTGTGATAACTTTTATGTTACCTTGGCCATATGTAAATTTATCCGCTTCAACACTCATTCTTTTTTCCATGCAATCGGATTATAATTTATTGGACCAGATGGGTCAACAAAGTCAGCAAACGTTTCCCACAAGTGTTCAGATATAGCAAACTTCGTAAGTAGTCCTGGTTCACGGCCGTAAGCATCTATTTCCCATGGCTGAACCCAATAATCAATTTTGTCTGGATCAACCCGTTTACCTCTCCATCGGGTCAACTCATCGTTCGTTTCACCATCAATGTATTGTTTCACATGAACCATTTCATGTGCCAAAGTTTCCAGTATTCTTCTGGATCCAATATTTGGATTTATTTCTATTAGGAATTTTCGAGGTTGTTTTTGTGTATTGTAATCTTCAATACTAGCAAAACCATATTCATCTATCTTTGTACAAAATTTAATTTCGGTTGCACAATTATTCCTTATCCGTGTATTAGGTATCAATTCTTTAGCGAAGAATTGGGCAGCTCTTTCAACAAAGGGCTTAAAATCTTTGTCTGGACAGTTAACCACACGAATAATCATCCTGGTCTCCTAAGGGCACAATTACCCTCAGCTATTTAGGAGTATTAGATTTTTTCCACCCAAACGGCTGCTTTTTGTAGGAATTGGATACCATCATCACTCCGATAAGAGTTCCGATATAGAACACTATTAATACCACTTTGGTATATAAGTTTGGCACAGTCCAAACATGGAGCATGGGTAACAAACATAGTAGCACCCATACCAGATTCGGTAGATTTAGCTAACTTGGCAATCGCATTTGTTTCTGCATGAAGTACCTCTGGTTTGGTTTTAAGTTTATATCTTTTCCATGTGTCCGACTCTTTTGGTAACTGTTGTTCTAAACAATCACCATCATCACAATAGATTTTATCTTCACAGTTGTTATCCCAACCAGATGGCATACCATTGTAACCAATTGAAATAATTCTGTCATCTTTGACTACAATGGCACCAACATGAAGTCTTTTAGCCGAGGACAATCCTGCGAATGTCTCGGCAACTTTCATATACGCATCACGAAATTTTGTTTTCACAGGACCTCGTAATCTTCTTTACCACAGTCGCACTCTGGACAAGTAAAATCATCAGGTAATGTATCCCATGCACCTTCTTTTTCTTCATCGTGGACGTGGCCACAAACTACACATACGTGATCCATTATAGTGCCTCCAATTTTGCTTTGTATGCTTCTGCATGACGTTTCTCAATCTTAGCCAATGCTGCAAATTTCTTTTCTGCCTTAGCAAGAACTGCACGGAATTCTTCAGCGTGTGTGTGACTTTCTGCAATTTGGTGTGCAGCTTCACGTTCTGCTTCTTTGTTGCCTTCTATCTCTGCATCTTTTTTCATATTAGGATACATTGTAGTGAACTCATATGTTTCACCTTCGATGGCCATTTCAAGACATTCTTTGGTAGTTGGTTTACCAACCAACAACTCAAGGTGACCCCATGCATGGAGTAATTCTTGGTCAGCGGTGTGCCAAAAATGTTTGGCAATTTCCTCATGACCTTCTTCCATAGCAATCTTTGCAAAGTAACGATACTTGATGTGCGCTTGACTTTCTCCAGCCAATGCCGCCTCAAGGTTTTTAATTGTAATAGACATGATAATCCTTAATAAAAATGGTGGGCCGACTAGGAATTGAACCTAGACTCAATGAATTATGAGTTCACTGCTTTACCATTAAGCTATCGGCCCTTATTTGATATATTCTAATGATTCTTTCCGCATTAATTTAGGTGTTTCCCTAATACCAATGTTTTTGATTACGTAAACAAATTGTACCCCATCAATCTCTTTAGTCTCTGGTGAACAAACGTAGTAATTCTCCAACGTGGTTTTCACACGTACTTTTTTGATGTATTGTTTTTCAGTTTTCATAATGTCTCAATTATACAATAAAAAAAGGGGTCTGTCAAGACCCCTTATGGTAATTATCTACCTTTAAGGCCGGGTCCCGACCTGTGTTGTTTGATAGCCTCTATGGCCTCAAGTATACTTGTAAATAATTTTTTCATTTTAGTACCTATTTTGAGTTATAAGAAAATGATAATCACGGGTGAAGCGCTCAATGTCGCCCTCATTTTGAGGATTTCTACTGGTGATATATGATTCTAAATTGGTTCCATAATCACCACTTATACGTTTAAGTAAAGAGGTAATTAGTTGAATCATTTTTCTACCGTTTCCTTTATAGAAATTTTCTTAATGGCGTCTTGTGCTTTGACCATGTTTTCTAGCCAAATTTTCAACATACCATTCATCAATTCCGCATCTTTAATTTCTACTTTGTCTGCGAGAGTGAAGGTACGTTCAAATGCACGGTTGGCAATGCCTTTGTACAAATATTCTTCTTCATCTGCGTCTTTTGTTGCAGCTTTGATTACGAGTTTATTTCCTTCCAAAGTCATCTCAATGTCAGACTTAGCAAAACCAGCAACTGCCATTTCAATGACATACTTGTTTTCTTTTACCTGTTTGATGTTGTATGGAGGATAAGATACGGCTTTAGATGCAGCCGCTGCAGCTTCACGCATGAGGTCCATTGTGTCATTGAAACCTACAGTGAAGGGTTGGATTTTACCAAAGTCAGAACCGAAAAAATCTTTCATAAGATTTGTCATATGTTTCTCCTAAAAGCGAGATTAAAAAATTGATACCCCGAAGGCGTATCGGTTAGGTACTGGTTACGTTATCCAGTGACAGTGCGTCTGTCCGTTTTAATACGCTCCTAAGGTAGGTGGAGCACCTTTTTCCCATCCCGAATGGGACCATCATATCAGTATTTATACTAGTTGTCAAGAACCGTTTGGTTTTTTACCAATGTTATACTTTGGTGTAAGTTGCCAATCATTCTTTTCTTTATGTGACAATATTTTAATCTGTGACAGAAAGATAGGTGTGGGCACCTCGGTTTGTTTTTTATTGACAATCTTTACCAGACCCCAATCTTCCAATAGGTTTGCAATTGCATTTCTGCGAGATAGGTCGTTCTCAGAAATGTCGGTTGGTTTGCCATCTAAGGCAAATAGTTCTTTGAAATGTACCACATAGTATTGACCACGTTTGTGGAGTATGTGGCAAGATTGGTACAATGTTTGGTCTTTCTTGGAGGCGACACCAATTCGGGTCAGTGTCTCACGTACTTTTAGAAAATCATCTTTATCATCCAATGTCACTTCAACTAAGTCTTTAATGTCTATCATTATTCTTCACTCCGCCTGTATCTATTTTTGTTTTTATATCAGCGATTTGTTCATCGGTGAGGATACGTAGGGCTTCTTTAGCCTTGGAGTTTGAATACCCAAAATAGGTTTTCACACATTCAATATCCTTCTCAGAATCGGCCTTTTGCCACGGAACAAACTTCCGTTTCATAGGCCTGATACTATTTAGAAGATACTGGTATTGCATGTCTTTATCAATTCCAGGCCACAAGTTCATGTCGTTGGCATACAAGACACAATCTAAGTGGTTGGATAAAGACCTATTGATTAGGAAAGGTGCATAATCTTTGAAGTCCAATTCACCATCCGGCACCTTCTTTCTCAGGATAAAATCGGCATAATCGAACGGACTCATTTGAATTCACATTCGACCATTAATTCTGTGAGACAGGCAATCAAATTGATTTCATGGTCTGCAACAAAGGCTGATTGATATTGATACTTGGCCAAAATCAGAACCATTTGCGGTACAGAGTTTGGTTTCAACTTCTCATACAGACCATCATAGATGTTTCTAAAGATTCTGGTGATATCATTATCAAGGTTGTTTGTCACCCATTTTCGACAGGAAGCGAAGTCCTTGTTCATAATAGAAGACACTAGTTCATTCATTTGAACATCAGAAACCGAGGCCAAGATGCCTTTGTCGATTGTGCCACTAACACTATAACGTTGTAGTTCGTTCAGAACACGGCGGTTGTCAGGGAAATGTTTGGTGATAACAGCAGCAACCACTTGCTTGTCGTATGTGATACCTTCTTGTTCTAAAATCCATTCGACACGTTTGAAGAATCCTGCAGCCATCTTCTGTTTACTACCATTGATTTTAAAGTCAACAACAGCACACCGTGAATGAATAGGGTCAATGATTCTGTTCTTGAAGTTACATGTAAAAATGAACGAACAGTTGGATGAGAACTCCTCGATTGCACCACGCATCGCAGGTTGAGTTGAATTTGGATTTAGATAGTCCGCTTCGTCAATGATAACGACCTTGCGGCCGCCTGATAGGGACATAGATGATGCATAGTTCTTGATTTTGTTCCGTAGAACATCAATACCCGATTCGTCTGAACCGTTAATCATAATGTAATCACAACCAACTTCTTCACAGAGAGCCTTTGCGATTGTGGTTTTACCGACACCAGCAGAACCTGCCAACAAAAGATTGGGAATCTCTTTGCGGTTTACATAGTCTTGGAAAGTAGACTTGATACCATCAGGAAGAATACAATCTTCGATAGTCTTAGGGCGATACTTCTCCACCCATAAAATATGTTGTGACATTCAAATACTCCATAATATAATTAAATTTCATCGTGCCATTTAAAGCCAAGAAGATACTTGGCCATAAACCTGATGACGGCATTTGGTTTTGTGGGTCTATACACAAACATAGAGTCTGTGATTTCCCATTTACCAACATTTTTCACAGAAGGTTTTATAACAAAAGAAGTCATTGATGATGATATGGTTGCACCTGTTGACCACATTGTTGCACCTGTACCACCAGAATCAACAGTCAGTAATGTACTGTTATTCCATTGTCTCTTGCGCCACTCAGAAATCCATTCTTCGGTTGGAGTGAAATCCAAATCTAACGGAATTTGTTCCGTTAGTGGATAGAAGAATGGTATTTCAATTTGTGTCATTTGGGAATGGCCAGTTCAATTCACTTTGAATTTCTTCAATACGATTTTCTAATACACCAATTGCTGTATTGTAATGGCCTGTTCCTTCTTCATTTGGGTTGAACCGAGTTTTTAATACTTGAACTTCTTTCTTCAATACAGCAATATATTCATCTCTATCAAACCATGTTCGTATTTCACCCATCATTTCACCTCATTCATACTTTCAAATAGTGCTTCAAACTCTTTTGATTCAGCAACTTCAGTTTGAAAAGAGTTTTTGAATTGTGTTTTTGCCATGCGTTTGATAATCTTCTTAGGGATTTTCAATTCATCATTGGTGATATCCACAATGTCTTTGATAGCATCGTTATTGGATTGATTGCGTTGCATATGTAACACAACCTCATCAACATAACCTTTAAGTTTTTTAAGTTGGTCTTCATCAAAAGAACCAAACAATGTATTTACTTTAGTCATATTATTCTCCGAAAGATAGGTCAGACTCTTTTGCTTCAATAGCAATCCAGTATTCCATATCTTCTTTGGTGTTTTTAAAGTAAGACAAACCTTTTGCAGAGATTTGTACTTCATAAGAACCAGAAATCATTTTAAAGTTCTCTGTGAGGAACAAGGCTCTGAATTTCTTACCATTGCCATCAGCAATTTCTGTTGAATCGGTGTGTGCTGAGTTGTCTTTTGCATCACAGGTTGTGATAGAAATCTTTTCACCATCAGACATGATGGCAATGTTAGGTGATTGTAGGATGCTTGCAGTCTTTAGGATAGAAGCAAGTTCTTCTTCTTTCAATGTGAAAGCCACATCAACGGAAGGTAATGTCAACTCTTTATCTGGCGGAGTTACAATCATGCTCTTTGCAGTTTTGCGATAGTTTAGTTTCTTACGACCAACTTTAAAGATAACATGTTTGTCATCAAAATCAATCTCGCCATCTTTGTACAATGATTGTACAGACAAGAACTGGTTCAAGTCATAGATACAGAAATCCTGTGGGAAATCATCTTTAACTCCAGCCTTAGCTAAGACGGTCTTTGTTGCGGAAATAGTTGTCAATTTCTTACCAGTCTTAAACTCAATGCCAGGATTAATGTTGGCAAAGTTTTTAAGAACCGTTAAGGTCTCATTAGATAATTTCATTACGATACTCCTTGTTTCAATTCACTCATTATACTTGGACCATAAGAGGTTGTCAAGCATTTAATCATATTAATTTTTAAATCTTCTAGGGATTTGGTATTATCAATTTGATGGTCGATGTAACCACCAATCCAACGCCACTCAGATTCATGTACACCAGATTGTTTCAACATAAATTCTTCCGCTTTCCAGTCACCACGATTTGCTTTTGAGGCAATTTCATACCAATGCGGTATAACACCACGTTGTATCTCAATTAAGATGCCATTTTGTTTGTGTACAAAATCAATTTCATTTTGAAATCTTACATCAGTAATAACAAAATTTTGATTTGCATTTTTCTTCATGTAGTTTTTAAGTTTGATAACCCAAAAATCTTGGTGAAACACATCACGACCAACCTCAGTACCCATCAACTGTAGTGCAAGTCTTGGTGTAAATTCACGGCCAAATTCTTCTGACCAAAACTTATCTGGTTGTTCACGCCATTGTCTGGACTGTTCAGTATCACCTTCTAACAAATGTCGAGGCCAACCAAACATTTCCGAGGCAACATCCTTAACACCTTTGGCAAAACTAACGGGAGTAAAACCAAGGTCTTTAAGAATGTCACCGGCAGTACCTTTACCTGAACCAATGAATCCAAGTAAACCAACAATCATCACATTTCTCCAACGAAATTTGCTACTGCTGGCATATCACCTTTGAAGTGATAGGTACCGATATGGTCTGCTCGCATCCAAGGACACAACCAAATAGAACCACCAATCTTGCGCCACAACTGACAGAACATATAATCTTCTGACAAGTAACGGTCTGAACCACCACCTGTTGGAGAGTCTATAGTATCAATTAATGTATCAAAGTATGCATGAATGTACCGTGAACCATCAAAGTTGGCTTGGCCAACGTGGTCGGGTTTGTAACGTAGATGAGGGAACGCTTCTGCAAATTTAGGAAATACTTCACGTTTAACCATCATAAAACCGGTACCAATTTCCAAAACTTCAAGTGGATCAGAAACACTAAATTTGTCTGTACCTTTTACTGGATTAAAAACATAATCACCAGTAACTTTTTCCAAGTCGGTTGCTTCCATGGCCGGATTTTTAGTTAGTGCTTTCTTAACAGAGGACCATTTGATAGAATTCATCCACAAGATAATTTCTAGCACGGGTAATTAAAGACTCATTGAAAAGAAATGAAAATTTCACTTGGACACCATACTGCATACAGATGGCCTGTAAATCGAGACATGCTTTGGCATAGAGTCCGTGATTCATTCCGCCGTACATTGGTGTCGCAACGAAAATACTTTTCTTTGCTAGTTCTTCTTTTTTAATTGAAATTTCCATTTACTCTCCAAAAATAAAAAAAGGGAGACCATGGCCTCCCCATATTCACCTAATTAGGCACTGAAGCTGTAACCAGCTTTAAGTGCGGTACGAACCATTGATTTGGTTGGTGTACCCATACGGTACACAGATACCTTAGAACCATCACCACGGGTTTTGGTGTTAGTGTAGATGACATGGCCTTCTTGGCGCAATTCATCAATACGTGCGGAAACATTTTGGATTCCGAAACGAGCACGAGCTTGTGCTGTGGAGAGAGTGTTGTAACCCTCAGTCTTGCTCAAATAGTTGAGGATCTTTTCTTTCGCAGAAAGTTTGGTAGTCATAATAATCTCCTAATGACAAAGTTAAAAAACAAAAGTCT